GTTCCATTGGCATAAAGTTGCACTTGATTTGTTCCCGCTGCGGTTGCTGAAATCACGAAGCTTCCATCCACTTTATAGGTTCCAGGTTTTACGATCTCCAGAGCGTTTCCGTTTAGGTTGACTCTGTTGTTTGTCCGAGTCCGAACGCTTCCTGGTGGAATCGTTGCGCCTGCTGCTAGTGTTGCGCTTGTCGTGTTGACGACTTGGATCATTTTTCTACCTCTAGGCTACTGTACTGTAGCGCCTGCTGGGTAGTAAGTTCCATATTGTGGGTAGTAAGGCGGATTTGTGTAATATCGTCCTAATTGGCTCAAGATGTTATGAGTTTGTACGCTGTTTGAAATTGCCTGCAAGCTTTGATCATATTGAGTTTTCAAGGCATCATATTTGTCTTGCATCATTTGAGTCTTTAAGTTGCAGCAACATTGTTCCATCTGGTGAGATAGGTTGTTAATGCTTTCCTGTACTCCTCCAAAACCTTGGCATAAAGAACTATTTACACCGTTGAAGCCATTCATCATGGCCATCTGTGTTTGGTTTGCGTTCTGCATCTGGTTCACATTCATCTGGTTGATTAGCTGCGCGTTTTCGTATGCGTTTGAGCAGATTCCGTTTGTGATTCCGTCTAGCTTACTAATAATAGCTTGTGTATCAAATCCGCGCTGAACCTCTGCTTGTGTGCCTTGCTGGTTGTTTCCCCAGGCTCCGCCGCCACCAAATCCAAAAATCAAAAAGAATAAAATTAGAATGATAATTCCGTTTCCTTCTAGAAAGCCATCTTTGTTTCCAGTTACAGAAGCGATATCAGATAATGATAAGTTGTCCATGTGTGTTCTCCTTTCTTATCTATCTTGATTTTGCAAAATCCTATTTTAGAAAGCCCTTGAACTGTTCTGCCATTTGTTTGGCTTGATCCAGTTGAGCCTGCGTAAATTTTCCGGAGGCCAT